TTGCATAACCGGCGGCGGTGATCGAGACCACCGCCCCCTCGTAGACCTTGGTGGAGCCCTTCACCGGATGATCGGCGTAGGCCCCCTCCAGGATCGGACGGTTCACGTCAGCGGCGAGTGCCATGTGTTCGTGTCCTCAGCTCGCGGCCCGCTGGCCCTCGACCACGCGGAACTTGTGGCGGCCATTGGCGGTGACGCGCAGGTAAGCGAGGTAGTCGGCCTCCGAGCTGAACTCCTCCTTGAGGTCGGGCGAGGCTGCGAAATGCGCCTTGGCCTTCACCTCGTCGACCCTGCCGCCGGCGATGAGCTCGGCTTCCGAGGCCTTCGCGGCGCTCGACTCGAGCACGTTCCCGTTCCCGGCCCCGACGCCGGCGGCGGGATCCTTCTGGAGCGCGGCGAGCTTCGCCCCGCCCTTCTTGTCCCAGTCCTTCTTGAGCTCGAGCATGCACTCCTCGATCGGCTTGTCGCCGGCTGCGAGATCGAGCAGGAGCTGCTCCTGGTTCGGGAAGGCGAACTCGCGGAGCTTCGTTTCCCGCGTCCGACGGGTGTCGGCCAGGACCTTGACCTTCCGGTCGACCAGGGCCTCGATCTCCTGCGCGGAGAGCGTCACCATCTGCGCGCCGGCGGGCGGCGCCGGCGGCGCGGCCGCGGTGACGGCGGGGGCGGGAGCGGGAGTGGCCGGCGCCGGCGGAGCGGTCGGCGGGGTGGTGACGGGGGTGGACTCGTTCTTCGGTTCCGTGGCCATCTGGGCCTCCTTCGGGTCAAAGGTGAATGCGGCGATGACTGCGTCCGCGTCGGAGTTCGCCGCAAAGGCCTCCGCGCTCGTCTTCGGATCTGCGCCCAGGGCCACGAAGGAGACCTCGCGCAGCGTGCTCTTCCTGAAAACCGTCCCGGGACCCCGGAGCTTCTGCCCGTTGACCTCGACTTCGGTGCCTTCCTTCACGAACTCCACCGAGCCCTGGTCGATCCCCACCGAGGCCTGCCAGGGGAACCCTTCCGCGAGGAGCTGCTCGACCTCCTGGCCGTCGTCGGTAGCGCCGCTGAAGACGCCCTCGAGCTCGACCGAGGACTCTGTCGTGACCTTCTCGGTGAAGCCCACGATCCGGTCCCGCATGTGCTCGCGTAGGATCGGCATCTTCTGGGCGGAGAGCTTGAGCCCCGCAAGGTCGATGAGGGTTGCCCCCCAGAGCCAGTGCTGCATGGGCTTGCCGGAATAGGCGACCATGCGGAAGCGGCCGCGGTCGGCTTCGTCCTTCCCCTTGGCGAAGGTGAGGACAGCCCCCGGGTCCCGGAACTCAAAGGCCTCCGGCCGGAAGCGCCGGCCGGCCTCCATCGCCCGCGCGGCGGGCGGGAGCCCTTCAAGCGCTTTGTCTTTTCTCTTCGCCATCGGGCGCCTCCTCTCCATCTGCCTCTTCCCGAGGTTGCGGCGGTCCGTCCCCGCCAGGCACGGCCGCCGCCGGCAGAACGCCGAGCTCCTCCATGAGGCGCTTCTCCCGCGCGCGCTGCCGGAGGACGTCCTCCCAGTCGAGCCCGCGCGCCGCGCATTCGTCGGCAAGGGTGCTCAGGTTCCCGTCGAGCGCGTCGCGCGTGGCCGCCACCTCCTTCGCCGGGTCCACCCAGGTCCAGCCCGGGCCCACCCAGCGCGCGCGGGCGTACTCCTCGAAGTTCTCCTCGAAGTCCCGCCGCATGGGGAGCATGCCCAGGAGGAAGGCCTCGCGGAGGGCGCGCTCCCAGATCGGCTGACAGAACTTCTCCGCGAGCCAGGCCTGGAAGAGCCGAAAGACGCCCCGCACCTCATTGAGGCTCATGCGCCCCGAGGTGTAGGTGGTCTGCGAGAAGTCCTGCGAGACCAGCTCGTAGGGGGTGTTCAGGGCGGCGCCGGCCGAGCGGAGGAGCCGGCGCACGAAGGCGTCGAAGGCGTTATTCGGGCGGTTGGGGTTCGCCTCCTTGATGTCCTGACCCGGCGCCAGGTACTCCATCATCCCCGGCTCGATCTGCCGCTGGTTCTGCTTCTTCGCGTTCAGCTCGGCGTTCGCCGCGGCGGCCTGGAGCGGATCCGGCGCGGTGATGAAGAGCGCGTAGCAGGCGGCGATCTTGGCCGAGATCAGCTCCGCGCGGATGTACTGCCCGAGGTCCTTGTAGACGGTGAGGGCGGTGGAAAGAAAGGGCGCGCCCCGGCTCTGGTCCGGACGGAGGATCCGGTAGAGGTGGAAGCAGTTGGTCACTCCTGCCTCCAGGTCCTCCGCGGGCACGAAGACGAAGTCGTTGGTGCGGCGCGCGCCCTCGCCCTGCGAGACGTCCCCCGGGTGGGTCTTCTTGATCCAGTAGCCGAGCCGCTCCCCGAGCTCGCCGACCACCACGCCATCGCGGATCCGCAGATCGTTGATCTTGTCGCTGGGGGTGGAGACGCGGTCCCCCTCGATGACCTGGAGGCGGAGCGAGAACGGCTTCCTGCCCGGATCGGGCCGCGGGAGGACGAAGCTCTCCCCGTTCTCGAAGACCTGCCGGAGGATGAGCGCCTGGACCTCCCCGAAGTTCTGGAGGCCCGAGACGTCGGCCCGCTTCCAGAAACGCTGGAAGGCCTTCTCGCAAGCGCGCTGCCACTCGTCGGCCTGGGCCTCGGTGAGCCCGAGGGCGTCGCGGTCGAGGCGGGACTGCGGCCGCAGGCCTGCCCCGACGATGTTCCGGCACCAGACGTCCACGAGGCCCGACGCGTGCGGATCCGACCGGATCAGGTCCCTCGAGCGTTGGCGTAGGGTGTCGAGGTCCTGGAGCAGGTCCTCGTCGGGGGAGCCCCCCTGGGGGTTCCACTTCGAGTAGGGCCGCTCCTTCGAAGCGCCCAGGTAGCCGTAGCCCCCCCGCGCGAACTCCGCGTGGGCCGATCCGTGGATGACCCGGAGGAGATCGCGCCCGGCTTCCGCGCGATCGTGCCGCAGGCGGGCCTCCGCGCGGCGTGCGGCGAACCCGGGGAAGGCGGCCTGGAAGGCGCGGCTGAACGGTCCGGGCTTCGCCTCAGCCGTCAGCACGCGCCTTCAACCTCGAGGAAGCAGGTGCTCGAGCCCGCTCCCGGAGCGGCCGCGGCGGCGCCTGCGCCGCCCAGGGCAATGAGCGCGTCCACCAGCTCCTTGGGGGACGAGTACTCCACCAGGCGATCCCCGACCTGGTAGCGCTTGATCCCCGAGCCGATCTTGGCGGTGGCGGCCTCGAGGAGCTTGGCGTAGACGTCGGAAAGGTCGGCCATGGAAGCGATTGGAGGGGCACGAGTTCAGGAAGCCAAGGGCGTCATTCCAGAATCTGGAATAAAGTTCGGGAGTGGACGAAAACCGGGGCCCGGACCCGCGCTTTCGTCCACTACTTTAAGGGCCCACGTTCAAAGGACTTGAACGCAATTCCGCACTGCTGGCACTTGTGGTAGCGCATGCCCGGCGGGTTCCCGGGAGTCCCGGTCACCGGACAGTCCCGGGACCTGCAGCGAGGGTTCGGGCAGAAGACCGGATACCAGAGCACCGCGGGGAGCTGGGCAGCGGCCGGGACGGAGATCTCCGGCTCCTCCCTCCTCCCCTCCCTCCGGCGGGGAAGCCAGTCCTGCTCCCGTTCGATCCAGTCCTCGCCGCTCATCCCCACACCGATTCGCCGGCGAGCCAGCCGGGGTCTCGCTCGATCCATCCGTCCTCCCTGTCTTCTTCGTGCGCCGCCGGGGGCGCGGCCGCGGGGGCCGGCGCCCCCTCTCCCTCGAGGAACCGCACGTGGAGCATCTCCGCGGCGAACACGTTCAGCACCTCGCAGTCCCAGAGGTGGTTCGGTGCGCTCTCCGAAAGCGGCTCCCAGGTGCTCGAGGTCCTCCCGTGCCGGCGGTGGAGCACGCGTCGCTCTGAGGTGAGCTGCTTGACGTAGGGGTCGTCCTCGATCTCCCGGTGAACCATCCACTCGCCTCGCTCGCCCGGCTTCGCAGCGATGTAGGTCGCGAGCTGGTCCTTGAAGTGATCGGCCTTGAAGGTGAAGAGGACCACCCCGGGCTCCGGCTTCGAGGCCCGCCAGCTCGCGACGAGCCCGGGGTTGTTCGAGCCCTTGGTGGGCCAGGCGGCGGGCCGGTGGGTACCGCAGAAGAGGTAGACCTCCTTCGTGCGGAAGCCGCTGTCGATGAGCGCGCGGCGGATCCGGAGAGGCGTCCCGCCCTCCCGCGGCCACTCCCGCGCGAGGATCTCCGCGAGCTGGTCCCAGGTCTGCACCGCGCCGTAGTGGACGAGCCACGAGCGGAGCGCACTGCCCCACGCCCGGATCGCGAACCAGAAGTAGTCCGCCTGCACGTCGACACCGAGGGTGAGCACCCTGGCTTCGGCCGGGACGATTCCGGGCGCGTAGTCCCTCTTCGTGGCCTGGATCTTCTTCGCGTTGACGCTCTCGATGACCTCGACCCACGGCAGCGCGAGCCAGGAGTTCCGGAGATCCATCATGCGGCCCTGGTCGCCGAGCGAGTCGAGCCACTTCGCGGCCACTTCCCCCCAGCTCACCTGGGGGCTGTAGAGGACGTTCAGCTGGTAGCCGGCGATCGCGCGCGGCGGCCGCTCGCCCTCGAGCTCGCCATCGTCCCGGGCGCGCATTCCCTTCGGCACCCACCGGCCTCGCGCGACCATGCCCGCCTTCGAGGCCTCCCGGATCTCCCCGCCGCAGGCCTCGCAGACGTACCAGGCGAGGTTCCGCTCGAGGACCTCCCGCGGGGCCACCTTCTTTTCCCACTTGAGCCCCCTGAAGAAGTCGAGCTCCTGGTAGCGGCCGCAGTGCGGGCAGGGGACGTGGTAGCGGTTCTGGTCCGAACGGAGGTACTCGGTCCAGATATACCGGTGCTCGAGCGTGGGGGTCGAGGCCTCCAGGATCTTCCGGCGGCCGCGGAAGGTTCGCGTGCGCACCGCGGCGAGCTCGATCGGGTTCGCCTCGCGGCCGGCGAAGGGCGGGTACTTGTCCACCTCGTCGAGGATCACGTAGCGGCAGGGCGTTGAAGAGAGCGCGCTCGGCGAGTTCGACCAGGCCGTGAAGACGTTGCAGCGGTCGAGATCTACCTCCTTCACGCCCAGGTCGGTCTTCCGCGTCAGGTACCTGCGCAGGGCCGGCGAGTTCTCGATCAGGCGGTGGACCCGGTGCGTCATTGTCTTGTCCGCCTGCCGCTCGGAGGCGTAAACGAGCATGGTGGTCCCGGGGTCCTGGTCGATGAGGTACCCGAGGCAGTTGAGCTGGAGCTCGGTCTTTCCCACCTGCGCGGCGAAGACGCACACCACCCGCTCCACCGCGGGATCGGTGAATGCGTCCATGGGGCCGACGAGGTAGGGCCGGAGGCGATTCTTCCAACGTCCGGGCTCCGCCGTCTCCCGCTCGTCCATATGCCGGAAGCGCTCGGCCCACTGGCTCACGGTCATGCGCTCGGGCGGCCGGAGCGCATGGCGCTCGACTGGGAGGAGCCAGGAGCGGTCGCTGTTAGAGGCCCCGGCGGCCTTCGCCTTCCGGCGGCGGGCCTTCCGGCGCGGCCGCTCCGCCACCTCGGTCACCGGCCAGGTCCTCGAGGAGCTCGTGGCACCGCTCCCGGACCAGGAGATCGCGCTCCGAGGGGGAGGCGCAGGCCTCGATCTGGGAGGCCAGCGAATTGGCCAGGCTCAGCAGGGCACTGCGGAAGAGAGTGCAAAGGCGTACGCAATGGCGCTCGTGGTCCGCCACCCGCATGGTGACGCGGCGGGTCTCGAGGAGCTTCTCCCGCACCAGCTCCGCGCGATAGCTCTTCAGGCGCTCGCCTGGATCCTCGCGTTTCTCCTCCTCCCGTTGCCGGCGATCGCGCGCGCGCGCCCACCGCGTGACCTCCCCGAGGTCCCACCGCCCGGGCTCTCCGGGCATGCCCACCTCGCGCCACTTCGTGATCGAGACCAGGGAGAGCCCGAAGAACTGTGCCAGCTCGCCCTGCGTCCTCGCGATCCAGCCGGCATGCTCTTTCTCTGCCGGCCCGGCACGCTTCTGGGGGTGCGGCCCGGCACGCTTCTTCGGCCGGCGCGCGGCGCGCTTTTTCGGGGCCCGCGGCAAGATCGCTACTATAACCCCCTGAAATCGTTACGAAAAAGCCGCGAAGAGTGCGCCAGCACGGTGGGGCACTCCCCGGCCGGCCGGAAGGACCCAAAAACCCCGTGCCCACCCCGAGGGCAAAGGCCATGCCAGCCCTGCCCGAAAAGCGCGTGCCCGACCGGGGCCCGGGGCCTCGTGCCACAAGAGTCGTGCCCTGCTCGAGCGGAATCACCGTGCCGGCTCAACCCTTCGCCTCCGCCGCGGGCGGCGCGGCGAGTCGATCCCAGGGGAACGTGCCAATCCTCATCTGCAGCTGGCACATCGCCTGATCGTGGAGTCGCTCCGCTCGAGCGAGCCGAGCCTCGAGGTCAGCGACCCTCGCCTTCAGTGCGAGGACCTCCTCGCCGGCGAGTGGCGCGCGAATGACCATCCCGCCCGCCTCCTGGTGACGCGTTGCCTTGGCCATGCGCCTCCTCCTATTCTCCCATTCTGCCCTTCATTTCCTCGAGGAGAGAGAGCAGCTTCTCCACGTGCTTATTGAGGGCGTGCAGTTCGTTCGCCGTCCAGCGGTCGGGCGAGTTCTGCCCGTACGGGCCGGCGAGCACGGGATCGGTGGAGGTAGTCTGACCGAAGGGCGCCGGGTCGTCGCGGAGGCCCTTGACGAAGACCATGGCCATCAGCGCGCAGACCAGCGCGCCGAAGAGGAGCATGACCGCGTTGAAGAGGTGACTCCTCATGCCCTCGCCGTCGCCGCGATCTCGGCGAGGACCAGGCACTCGCCGCGGCTCATGCGGTTGGGGATGCAGACACGTTCGATGATCTGCCGCCCCCAACGGATCTCGATCTCGAGCTTGAGCTGGTTCCTGGTCATGCGCCGGCCGGCCTTCTGGTAGAAGGCGCGGAGCTCCGGCGCAAGCCAGTCGAAGAGGTTTTTGGCTTTGTCGGTCGGCTCGAAATCGCTCACCCGATCAGACCCCCGTCTGCTTTTCGGCGGAGGCAGAGGCGGCAGGGACAAAACCGATCGGCAGCTCGCCGACCGGCTTGGGCGGGGGTGCGACGTAATGCACCCACCCGTCCTCGATCGCCACCGCCTCGGCCCGGCCCATCAGGAAGTCCCAGATCGCATCGGCCTTGCGGTCAAGCCTGTGGAACCGCCAGAGGAGAACCGTCACCGCGACGACCATCACCGACCAGGTTCCGACCATGAGGTAAAGCAAGAGGTTCCTTTCTACCACGCCAGCCGGCTCCTCAACCGGCCTTCCAGCCTTTTGACTCCATTCTACTTTTTCACCCTTCTGATTACCGCAAGGGCGTACGCGCCCTTCGTCGGGACCACCATCGGGCTGAGCTTGATCTGCAGTTGGAAGACGCTGCCGTCACGTCTTACGCCTTCGAGCACCTGTCCCATCAGGCCCATCTCGCGCACCCTGGGCTCCTCGAAATATTCCTGCCTGTGCCCCTTGTGCCGATCGCGTCGGTCATCGGGCAGCAGCATCTCGATTAGCTTGCCCGTCACGTCCTCGCGGGCGTAGTCAAACATCAACTCCGCCGCCGTGTTGAAAACGATGATCAGTCCGCGCCTGTCGATCACGATCATCGCGTCAGGGGAGCCCTCGACGATTTTGAGGTAGATGCTCTCCAGGGTCGCTACGTCGGAGAAGGGCACGTCGAAGACCGAGAGCTTCTCGGGTGAGACGCTAATGACGCGCCTCTTCCCCCCGATCTTCGACGACGAGAGTATGGGGACCGAGCACGGAGCAGGCGACGGTGGGCACGCGTCGACATGCACGGGAGCCACTTCAGGCTGCACTGGCTCTGCCTTCTTCCCGTTGCGCTTAGGGCTCATCGCAAGCTCCCGAGCTCGCGGCTGACGCTACGGTAGGACGTCCAGCTGAAGAGGTGGAGGCCGAACGCGGTGATGAAGCCGCAGACGCAGATGGCCTTGACCATCTCCGCGCTCATGAACGCGATCGTGAAGGCGAGGAAGATCCAGGCCGAGCCGGTGATGCGGATCCGCCACTCCCGTAGCTGCGAGCGGAGCTCGTAGCGGTAGAAGTCCCGCATCTCGTGGCGACGGATCTGATCCTCGATCAAGGCCGAGTTCACGACTCTCCCGCCATCGCTTCAGCCCCTCTCCATGGCCTTGATCAGCACGCGGCAGCAGGCCAGGTCCCTGACGGTAGCCTCGTAGCGTTCCTGGTACTGGCTCACTGCCCCGGCCCTCCGTGGAAGAAGAACCAGATCGCCTGCGCGGCGAGGAGCCCGACGGTGACGCCGATGAAGACGGCGATGGTGAAGCCAACGTACTCCGAGAACTTCACTTAATCGCCCCCGGGTTCTTGGCGATCCAGTCCTTCAGGGCGGCCTCGGATGTTGCCCCGGCCCCGACGACGTCCTCGTTCGCCGTCTGACAGTTCCACAGCTTGGTCACGGTGTCGAAGTGCCACTCGAACGCGAGCTTGATATCCGGCGGCGGCGGAGGCGGCAGCTCCGCCTGCCCGACTCGGGCAAACCAGTCCTCGAAGCCCCAGAGCTTCCCGTGCGCGCTCGGAGACGCGGCGGCGAAGTTGGTCCCATAAATCGCGTTGGGCAGGTGCGGCGTGTGCGTGTCGTCCCCTACCGCCGGGAAATTGGAGGTCACGTAGAGCCAGGTCATCACGCGGAGCAGGGCCTTGTCGCTCCAGTCCCAGACGTCGGGGAAGCCGTTCTGTGAGAGAACCCATGCCGTGGCGAAGAGTCCCTCGAGCGCCGAGTACTCGTAGTTCTCCTTGGGCGGAGGCCAGGTGAAGGCCCCGCAGTCACCGCCATAGCGGCGCAGTTCCTCCGGCAGCGCGCCGGACATCAGGTGCCCCTGAAGGATCGCCGCTGGCCCGCAGATCACGCACGGCTTCGACGCGTCGGGCTGCCAGGCCATGCACCCGAAAGCGTCGTTGGCGGGAATGAAACCCGCAGTCCGGTCCCCGAGGTAGAACTTGAAGACCTGGGCACAGCGCGCCAGTTCGGCGGTTTCACCGAGGTAGGCTGCCGCGCAGGTACGGGACCAGATAGCGCTCGACCCCCAGTTGTTGACTTTCCCCTCGGAGATCCCGATCAGGGTCTTGGAGTCGAGGGTCTTCCTGCGCACGTCCTTCACGAACTGGACCCAGGTCGCGTCCCGGTACCCGACCAGGTCGGCAGCGCAGATGTAGGCGCCGAGCTTCCGGCCCAGCGCGAGGACGCGCCCGCCCGACTCGGTCCCCGGGACCAGCTTGAGGGTCGCCACGACCTTGTCGCGGTACGACGTTGTCCCGGTGCGGAGGTAGACCAGCGCGCGGGCCAGCGTCCGGACGTTTTCCCGCTCGTCCTGGTTTGAGAGCTGCGGGCTCGAGGGCGCCTGGTCCGCCGCCGTCTTCACCGCCGTCCAGCCTCCGCCGGTGGTGGGCAGACTCAGGATCTCGTCCTTGGTGAGGAAGATCGATTGCGCCCATACCGTCGACGCGAAAAGCAGGAACAAGAAAACCAGGCAGGTCCTCATAGAATTCTCTCTCCACTTCGAGTCAGCGGGATCGCTGCTCTCCTCCTGCGGCCTATCCTAACATTTCCCGTACTTTTCTGAATTCGCTTTTTGCCCGGCTGTCCCGTAGACAAATGGAGGCCTCACCCGCTAACTATTTCTCGAAGTCCGGGGCACCGGCGGTTGCAAAAAACACCCACCAGAAAAGCCCCGGTCAAAACTGTGCCCACAACTGCCCCAGGGCCCCTCGGGACAATCAAATGGCTCGAGGGGCCCATTTTTCTGGGTTGCAGAGATTCACTGCCAGGCGAGCCTCTGGTAGACCGTCGCCGGTATGGCTGGGCGGAACCACTCCGGTGGCATGCGCGTCCGGACCGTCCGCAGCCGAGCTCCGGACTCGAGGATCACCAGGTACGGCCGCTCGCCGGCGTCCTGAAGGATCTTCGCGGGCAGGCGGAAGCCGCGCTTCAGCTCGACCTCGCCGAACCAGAGGACCTGGGCGACGGGGCCGCGGAGGGATTCGTAGTCGGCCTGGTTCATGAAGGCCTCCAGGACGCGATCGGCGGACCGCTATGGGGTTTTTCTTTGGACATCAGACTCCTTGCTCAGCTACCTTCCCCTGCACACAAGGGGCGGGCCTTCCTGTGGGGATTTCTTCACGCGGCGGACCTCCGGGGGGAATTCTTTCCTTTAATTCCTTCCTTCCCTGGGGTGGTTCGCTTCTTTTCCCGAAAGTTGCTATAGGAGGAGGAGGAGGAGGAGGAGGAGGAAGGAAGGAAGGAATTAATTAATAAATAATATATATTATTATTATATATACACTTAAGACTTCTGATTCTTTCCATTCTTTCCCTATTCTTTCCCGTTGCCTGCCATGGAGATCAGCTTTGCCGCCAGGTAGACATTGGTTGGCCGTCCCGCGCCGGCTCCCTTTCTCTGCACCACTCCGATCTGACCCTCCTGCTGAAGTCTCATGAGGAGCTCCTCCACCTTGACCGAGCTGATGCCACGGAAGCTGCGGAGCACCTGGCTTTTTGACAGGCCGCCATCTCCGGCCTCCCGGATCTTTCTCCAGAGTCGCTGAAGCTCGCCTTCGTAGGGATTTTCCGCAACGCCGGCCTCTGCGCCGGAAAGGACACTCCGGGTCGAGAACTCGGAAACCCTCGCTCCCCACCTGGCAGCGGCGCCGCTGACCTCCCGCACGCCCGGCCCGTACTGGCTCGCGGCATGGAGCAGGGCCAGCTTCTTCGCCTTCTCGGTCACCCGTCGCCAGACGCTCCCGGCCCCGAGCCGGTTGGCCTTCCGTTCCCGCTGGCAGAGCGCTTTCAGGCCGGCGAAAACCCCCTCCGCCTCGCTGGTGAGGGGCACCGTCATCGGGTGGGGTACCGCCCCGTTCAGGTTGCCACCCGAGGGGTTGAAGCTCTTCCAGGCCGCGACCTGGTCGCTGATCTCCTTCGGGACCACGACGGGGCGGGCGCTCTGCGTGCACTCGTCGCCCTCAGGCGAATCGAAGACCAGGAGTCGCGCGACGAATCCATCGCTCAGGCTTTCCCGGCTGAGCGCCTGGTAGAAGCTCTCCGGCACGGTGGTGCCGTAGACGCAGGCATGCGGCCAGTCGAGCCGCTTGACCTTCTTCAGGTCGGCATAGGCCGGGCCGATGAAGACGCTGCCCGAGCTCGAGAAGAGCCGCAGGAGCACGCTCACGATCTGATAGAGATGGGGAGATCGCTCCGGATTCCTCAGCGTCTTCAGGAGCCGGCCGAGCTCGTCGATCTGGAAGAGGAGCACCTTCTGGGAGTCGAGTGCGCTTACGAGCCCCGCGTGGCTCCCGATATCCTCGGGACCGATCAGGTCATCCCAGGCCGAGTACTTGAGGATGAGCTTGTTGACCTTCCGCGCGTGGTCCTTTCCGGCGCCGGCGGGTGCGAGGCCCACCACGTAGAGATTCGTCTGCACCCCCGAGGAGTCCTGAATCTTCCGACCGCTGACCGCCGAGAGAAGCGACACCGCGCCAGCAAGGGCGAGGATCGGCTGGGGGATCTCCGCGGTCCCGAGGTTCAGCCGGCAGATTTCCCCGACGAGCCCCGGCACCTCGAGCAGGTCCTCCGGGAAGACCCCCGGGTGAGGCACCTCGTCCTCCGCCGGCTCCGCCTCCATCCAGACGCCGCCGGCGGCGAGTGCGGAGGCCATCTGATCCGGCTCGTAGCGCCCCACGCTCTGAGCGATCTTGAGGACCTCCTCGTCCGGAAGCGGCGGTGCGCAGCGGCGGCGGTTCATCTCGAGGAGGGTGCGGGCAAACTCCCCCGGGCTCAGGCCCACCCGCCGCATGTGGCCGGCGAAGCTCGCCAGGGTGCTGTTCCGCCGGCCCTCGGGGATCTTCTCCGTCTCCTCTCCGGCCGCCGGCGAAAGTGAGGGCCCGGCGGCGCCGAAGCCGTCCAGTGCGGAGGTCAGCCAGTCCGGGGGCGCGGAGAGCGCGGCGGGCGGGTCCTCGAGGCGGTGCGCCTCCACCCAGGCGTAGACCCGGCTTCCGTCGAGCCGGCTCGGAGCCACCACGATGTATCCCCCGTTCGTCCGGGTGTCGACGTGGTGCGCCAGGGCGCCGTAGGTGTTTCGCCAGGCACGGCCGGCGGGCTCGCGGTAGACGAAGTGAAACCCCCCGCGGGGGGTGCGCTGCATGGGCGCGCCGGCGAGGCTCTCGAGCCGCATGGCGGCGTCGGCTGAGCCGTCGAAAAGAAACGCGTTTTCCGGTCCGTCGACGTCGAGCACCAGGAGCCCGTCGGTCCGGAGACCGACGTTGGCGTCCGGCGTCTGCGACCACCACTCCTCGATCTTGTCCTCGTCGTCGGTGGCGTCGAGGAGCCCGTGGCTCGTGAGCGGGTGCTTCTTTCCCGGCACCAGCGGGAAAACCTTATAGCCGAGCTGGGCATACGCCAGCGCCGCCCCGAGTAGGGCATTGCTCCTCTCCATACCAACCTCTCTCTCCACTCCCAGAAGCCCGACGAGAAATTAAAATGGTATCTCTTCCGTTTTGAGCAGATCCTTCCAATTGAGGTCCCAGCGATCACCCAGGTGCGCGGCCAGATCCCTCTCCTCGAGCGGCTCCTCGTCGAACTCACAGCGGATGATCTTCGGCAACTCCTTCCCGGCCGGATCCTGCCGCACCTGGATCCGCCGCGGACAGCGGAGAACGCCACGGCCTCCGAGCGCGGCCGCTTCGCCGGCGTCGGCCGGCACCGGGACGTCCACCCGCAGGCGTTCCCGCCACCAGGCGGCGGCCTTCGCCGCGGGGAAACTTCCCTGCGCGTGCTCGACGCAGACCCACTCCGAGAATTTGAGCCAGAGGTTGATCTTGTATTCCACCCTGAGGGTTCGCGGCGCCCCGGGCGGGGCGTCACGCTTCTCGTGAACGAAATACGCCGCGCTCTCCACCTCGAACCAGTCGATCTTATAGGGCAATGAAAGGATCGGCTCGGCGCTGGCCTGCCGCTCATGGGTGACCTCCCGGCGTGGGAACTCGTAGCCGCACTGGTCGCAGGCCGCGAGCGAGATCAGCACCATGGCCTTACACTGCGGGCAGACCTTGACCGGCGCGCACTGGCCGCCCTCCCCGCCGGTGGTCTTCCTGGGGCGGATCCGGTCGATCGGCCCGTGGCGGAGGATGTTCTCCCCGAAGTCGAGGACCAGGCAGTCGCTCTTCCCGGGCGCCAGGCGCAGGCCGCGACCCACCATTTGGTAGTAGAGGCCTGGTGACTTCGTCGCACGCAGGAGTGCGATCAGATCGATGTCCGGGGCGTCGAAGCCCTCGGTGAGGACGAAGACGTTCACCAGGTACTTGATCACGCCCCGGCGGAAGGCACCAAGGATCCGCTCCCGCTCACTCATGGGCGTCTCGCCGGTCACGAGCCCGACGCCGGCCTGGCGGCCGCCCTGGGCGAGCTGGGCCTCGAGGGCCTCGACGATCAGCCCGGCGTGCTTCACGCCGCAGGAAAAGAGGAGGACCTTCTTCCGGTCCTTCGCGTACTGGAGGACCTCCGCCACCGCCGCGGCGACAATGGCCTCTTTCGAGAAGACCTCCTCGAGCTCGCTCTCGACGAACTCCCCGCCGCGCACGTGGACCGAGGAGGTATCGGCGATTCCCCCCTCCGATCCCGTCTTCGACACCAGCTTCGAGAGGAAACCGTCGACGATCAGCTCCCGGACTCCGCACTCGTAGCAGACCTCATGGAGGATATTCTCCGGCCCGCAGATGAGGCCCGTCCCCATGCGGTACGGCGTGGCCGTCAGGCCGACCACCCGGACAGCGGGGTTGATCACCTTGCTCTCCGTGAGGAACTGCCGGTACATCCCTTCGCCGTCGGGCGGGATCCGGTGCGCCTCGTCGATGAGGACCAGGTCGAAGCGGCCGAGCTCGGTGGCCCGCCGGAAGACGCTCTGGATCCCGGCGACGATCACGTCGCCTTCGAGATCCCGCGATCCCATGCCGGCCGAGTAGATCCCCACCCCGAACCCGCCAAGCGCGTGCGAGATCTTCGCCGCCGACTGCTCGAGGAGCTCCTTCCGATGTGCGAGGAGGATCACCCGGCCCCGCTCCTCCCAGCGGCCGACTGCGTCGTGGCAGATCTGGGCAATCACGTGGGTCTTCCCGCCGCCGGTGGGAATGACAATGCAGGGGTTCGTGTCTTTGGTGCGGAGGTGTTCGTAGCAGGCCTCCACCGCGGCCGCCTGGTAGGGGCGGAGCTCACCCATCTTCGAGAAGCCTCTCGAGCTCGCGACGGATGTCGTCGTCGCCCAGGTAGACCGCCACCGCCTTCCTGAGCTCGAGGTCCCGGTGCTCCACCTCGGCCATCCACCCGTTCAGCCAGTCGAGATAAAGAAGCCCGCCGTCGCTCCTGGCGATCCCATCGATGGTCTCCCCACGATGCTTACCGAAGGGGAGTTCCGTTTCAGATGCCTCTTTGAAAGTCATTGGCTTTCACCCATGGAAGATCTGGACGAAGGTCCGCCCGTTCTCGACCGGCTCCGAACGCTCGATCGAGAGCTTCCGGATTTGCGAATCGTCGGTATAGACCCCGGCGTGCTCGAGTGAATCGAGGAGGGACTTGAGGACGTTGTCCAGGTCTCGCCGGCGGCGGTCGGGCGGCGCCACGACGATCCGCATTTCGATTGGACCTAGAATACAGTTGAGTCGGAGCGGCTCGACTGTGCTCGTGACGCGGTCTCTGAACCGCCGGCCCTCGCGGGAAATCAGGGTCCGGGGCCCTACCCGCCGCCAGTAATGGTTCACTGACGGCGGGTAGGGGAGCTCGATCGTGAGCTCGATCCGGCTCACCGGGCCCGTTCTCAGCGGGCCCAGGGCGCCTTGCCCGGCGCCGCCTTCCCCTGACCGGCGGCCTGCGCGGCGCCGGCGGCGGGCTTCTGGAGCTCGCTCTTGGGATAGTACCCCTTGATCCTGTTCGCGAGCTCGCCGTTGTCCTGACGCTTTTCAACCGCGACCGAGATCGCAAGCGGCAGGTCATGGAGTTCGCTCGAATCCTTGGGAGTCAGGACGTTCACCGCCTTGCAGATCGAGGCGAGTTCGATCTGGGCGATCCGCACCGCCTCCACGCTTTTGTTCTGGAGGTTGAGCCGGGCGAAGACGTGGCGGCCCTTGTACTGGCCGTCGAGGACCTGGAAGTCGAGCTCGAGGTACGCGCCGGCGCCGTTGCTGGTCGGCTTGAGCTCGCTTTTGACGACGGCGGCCAGGTAGCGGCCGTTCGGGAGCGGCTCGAAGTCCCGCATCTCCTCGTGTTCGCTCGCGTTGAATCCGCGCAGATCAGCCATTGGCCACCTCCTTCTTCTCCTCGATCTTCACCCCGGGCAGGAACTTCTCGAACTCCGACCACTGAAACGGGATCTCGTCGGGGAGACCGAGGCGATTCTTCGCGCTGGCGAAGGGCCGCTCGCTCGTGCGGAGGATCCGGTTGCCCTGCCCGACCGCCTTCCCCTTCTCCTTGCCGAAGCCACCCCGCTCCACCTTCACGAAGACCTCGTAGGTGGCGAAGAGGACCTCGTCGGCCCACTCCTGGACGACGGCCGCGGCGGTCTTGTGGAGCCTGACGCCGTAGCGATCGTAGCTCGAGGTCTCCGGGGCCTCGAAGCGTTCGATCTTCGCGTGTGCGATCAGGATCACGGCCATGCCGCGCTGAGAGCGCAGCGCATCGAGGCCCTGGAAAATCCAGTTCCATCGAGAAAGGGCGTAGACGTAGCCCTTGCCGTACCCGGCTTCTTCGATGTTCTTGAGGCGGTGTTCGACGCAGACGTCACCCCAGATCAGCTGCTCGAGGCGATCGAGGCTGTCGATCACCACCGTGCGGTACGCGTGGTCCTCGGTGTAGAGCGCCTCCACCGCCTCCTGGACGTTCTCCCAGCTCACGAGAAGGGGGAAGGTCTGGGTGTCCAGGTTGTTGAGGCCCTCCTCGGTCGGGAGGAAGATCGGTGCCGGCGCCTGCGTGGCCCAGGTGCTCTTCCCGACGCCCTGGACGCCGTAGAGGAGGATCCGCCGCGGCTGCGGAGTGCGGCTCGAGCGGATCAGCTTGAAGAGCCCCTTCCGCTCGGTGGGCGGTGGGGCGGTGGCCTGTAGTTTCGGTGCGACGGTAGCCATTTGAATCGTGTCTCCTTTCAAGAGAATTAACGAGCCCCGCGGGAGCTCCTCCAGGGGCCGTTCATGGTCTTCACTTCTCGGCCGCTGGACTCCTCCCGCGCGACCACTCTATTCCCGTTCACGGCTCGAGCAGCGCCTGCGCGCTCGCTCGTTTGAAGTCCTCGATCCCCAGCCCCACCTCCTCGCGGATCTCCTCCTCCTGTCCAGGTAGAAGCCGGATCTCCACCGGCCCACCGCGGGCGTACCGGCGACCGCAGGCAAAGCAGAGGACCTCCGGCTTCTCGCTCTGAAGGCAGCGGGCCGCCGATGGAGTGATCTCCACCGTGGTCCCGCATTCCTGGCAATCCCTGATCCCGGTGATCAGGCCGTTACGGCTTCCGCCTGCCCTCGGGCAGAGGAGAACCGGCACTCCTTCCCTGATTTTCCTTGGCATTCTCCTCCCTCTCTTTTCACGAGGCGCGCGCTTTCAGCGCGTTCGAGTCTTGCCCGGAAGATCCATGCGCGGTTTCTTGCCCTTCGACTTCCGGAGGATCCTCACGGCTTCCTCGAGAACAGGCAAATGCTCCGGCAAGAAGATCACGCTAATCTGGCGGTCCTCGTTCTCGCCTCCAAGGTTGAACTCTACCGCCGTCTGATGGCCCCCCTTGTGGTGGTAGGTAACACCGTGGGCGCTGACCTCGCCCTTCTTGCGGGGAAAGAACTCGACGTGTTCGCTGATTTCCATCAGGCACTCTCCGCGGAGCTCGTCGCCGGCGAAGCAGGACCGTTCAGACTGTTCGGACCGTTAGAACCGTTAGGACCGTTCGCGCCGCCGATAGTCAGGGCTTCCTCGATGGAGTAGACGGGAAGCCCCAGTACGGTGGCTTCCGCCACCTCCCTATCCGCCCCCGGCGACTCACCGGGCAACCGGACCACCGCCTCGCACTGGCGAAGCCAGGCCAGGCTCAGCTCCGTCCAGACGTTGTAGTCGTGAAAGTGCCTCAAATGCCAGTAGCCACAGAGGTGCGGGACGTACGGCTGGTGGCCGGCCAGGAGAAGCCGGTCCGCGGCGTCGACCGCGATCTCCGCGTTGCGGATGTAGTCCACACCGATCGGGCCGGCGACGAAGATCCTCATGCGGTCGCCTCCATCGGTGGGTTCTCCATCAGGTTCAAGAGGTCCGGCTTCTTCTCCTGCTCCGCGCGGGCCAGGTTCGCCGTCGCCTGACGCCAGTAGGATTCCTTGAGCTCGACCCCAACGAACCGCCGGCCCATCTTCACCGAGACGTAACCCTCGCTGCCGATCCCGGCGAAGGGTGAGAGCACCAGGTCTCCGGGGTTCGTCCAGAGCGCCACCGCCCGCTCGATCACCTCGAGCTGGAGCGGGCAGATATGCTTCTCGTCCTTGTCCTCGCGCGCCGAGCTGGCCTGGAGCGTGTTCGAGGGGTTGATGTCCATCCACACCGGCGAGGCGTAGCGCTGCCACAGATCGACGGGGAACTCCGCGGGATCCTTCGTCACCGGCGCCGGATTCGTCCCCGGCTTCCGCATGGTCACCAGGTAGTCGGGGATCCCCTGACGGCTCATCGCCGAGTCCTTCTTCAGCTGTTTGTAGAGGAGCCCGAGTGCCTTGGTCCGCTGCATGGCGGTGACCGGGTCTTTCCAGATCACCACCTCCGAGTGGTAGATGAACCCTGCCGCCTCGAAGAGCCTGATCAGGTCCCCGCGAAAGTCCTGCACGCCGATATACCCGTGGTGGCTCTTCGTGGTCGGCAGATTCATGCAATGGAAACTGAGCAGCCGGCCGGGTCTGAGGACGCGGTAGAGATCCTTCAGGAGGAATTGGAAGTGCTCGAAGAACTCCGTTGTCCCCTTGCAGTTGCCAAGGTCGCGCTCGGAATTGCTGTAGGTGTAGAGCGAAGAGAATGGCGGCGAGAAGATCGAGTAGTCCACCATCTCCGGCTCGAGCTCCCGGAGGACCTCGCAGGAGTCTCCGAGGTAGAGCTTCCAGTTCCGGCCGCCGTCGCTGTTCGTCCTGTAGGCCTCCTCCTCGCGGGCGGCGCCGCGGAGCTCGCTCATGGTGATCTCCTTCATGTGCTCGAGCATGCTGTCGTTCATCCGCTGCGCGTCGGCTTCCTTCCGGCGGATATTGGTGACCACCGCGCCCTCGCGCTCGCCGGTGATCACGTGGCAGTGGACGTCCTCCTTTTGCCCGAATCGCCAGCAGCGGCGCACAGCCTGGTAGAACTGCTCGTAGGAATCCGAGAGCCCGACGAAGGCCATGCGCGCACAGTGCTGCCAGTTCATTCCGAACCCGAAGACCGCAGGCTTGGTGATGAGCACCGGGACCCTGCGCTCCCGCCAGCGGAGCTCGAGCTCGATGCGTCTCTCGTGGTCGGTGCTCCCCTGGATCGAGACGCAGAAAGGCCCGAACATTTTTGCCAGCGCGTCCTGCTCGGCGTTGAGGTCGCACCAGATGATCCAGGAGCGCCGGAGGTCCGCCTTCACCGTCTCGAAGCACTTCCTCACCCTGCCCTGGAGAGATTCGCGGCGCGCGCGCCGCCTCTCCATGAGGCTCTGCGCCTCGAGCGGAATCAGGTAGCCGGCGGAAGGTTCGTCGGAGGGCAGCACCACGTCGTGGAAGGTCAGGCCCGGCAGGTCGAAGCCGGTGTCGTCGAACCCCAGATCGGAGGGCCTTCGCAGCGTCACAGCCCAGGTCGCCATCCAGGCCCAGAAGGCATCCTGCGCATGCCCTTTCACCCGCCACTTCGAGGTGTCCCCTCCATCGTGGACGAAGAACATGGAGAGCATCTCCACCCGGCTCATGATCCCGAGGAACTCCGCGTGGTTGCCGAGCTCCATGTGATCGTTGGGGGCGGGGGTCGCGGTGCAGGCCAGGCGGTAGGGCGTGCGCGCGAAGGCATCGATGATCGCCGTCCTTGTCTTCCCGTCGTAGGCCTTCAGGAGGCTCGACTCGTCGAGGACGATCCCGCCGAAGGCATGAGCCTCGAACTTGTGGAGCTTCTCGTAGTTGGTGATGTTGATCCCCGGCCCGACCTGCCCCTGGTCCGCGACGACGCTGACGGGAATCCCGAATTTTTCTCCCTCCTGTTTCGTCTGCGAGGACACTGCCAGAGGAGCGAGGATCAGCACCGGCGCCCCGGTCTTCACGACCACGTGGCGCGCCCACTCGAGCTGCATCGGCGTTTTCCCGAGGCCGCAATCAGCGAAGATCGCAGCACGCCCACGTCGCAGTGCCCAGCGCACAATCGCCCGTTGGAAGGGAAAGAGCTTTGGGTTCAGACCGGAATCAGGAAGTTCGAAGCCGACGGGAGTGGCGATGATGCGCTTCTTCTCGAGAAACTCGCAGTACTCCACCAACCTGATCTCCTCCCCGGCCGGGCCTTTCTCAGGAGGGCCCACCGGCTTCCACCGCCCGCCCCGCTACCGCTGCCGCGTGAACGTGGCCAGACTCAGGACCGCGACCGCGGCCCCGACGAGGCAACCGAAGCCCGATAAGAACTTCGAGAATGATCATGCCGCCCCCTTGAGAAAAGTGCGGCCAGCCGGCAACCTTCCGCCACGACTCCACCGGCCGGACCGCGTGTCGATCAAAGGGAGGCCGGAGAGACCGTGCGGCACAGTTTGATCGCACGGCGGGGCAGTTGAGCTCCGGCCCCCGGTTAGGCAGTTGGAAAAAACCGGGCGGCGAAGAGCACTGCGCTCCACCGCCCGGCCGATCAGATAGTTCCGCCGGGTGTGAGTCCGGCGCGAAGGGCAGCGGTTGTCCAGCGCCGCCCGTAAAAGAAAAGAGAGTTCAGATCCGCTCGAGGTAGGCGCGCGCCTCAGCGTCGGAGACCTTCGTCCAGTAGTACTCCGCGAGGACCGCGTCCTTGGTCCAGCCTCCGAGGTCCTTGATGACTTCTCTGGGGACGTTGGCCTTGACGAGCCGGACCCTCCAGGAACGTCGAAGCTGGTGGGTCGAGAGGAACTCAGCCCCCGGGAAGCCCGCCCTCCTGCCCGCGCGCTTGAGCGCAGTCCCCATGTTCCCGTGGGTGGGGAGTCCGGGGAAGACCAGCGTGCCCGGGGGGCCCGGCGGACCGAGAACCGCGAGAACCCGCGCGGGGAGCGGAAGCCGGTGGGACTCACCCTGCTTTCGGAACTCAGCCGGGATCGTGAGGACGCCGTCCTCCGAGATCCAGTCCCAGAGGAGAGCCCTGATCTCCCCGTAGCGCAGGCCGGTGTAGAGGTGGAAGACGAAGTAGCGGCGGAAGCGCTCCCGGAGCTCCGCGAGGATCCGCTCCTGCCACTCGACGGTGACGTGGACGTAACGGCGCTTCCGCTTCCGGAGGTTCTTCGTGGGCCAGACCGCCAGGAGCGCCACGGGGTCGGCGCTCGTGTATTCCAGGGCGCGGAGCCAGCGCCAGAACTCCCGCAGCCTGCCCCGCTCCCGGTTGAGGGTGGCGTTCGCGCGGCCGTCCCGGTCGCGCTCGGCGTAGAGGCGCTGGATCTCGCGGGTGCCGACCTCCGATGCCGGGAGGTCTCCCAGGCAGCGCCGCCACCTCCCGGTGAGGTATCGCAGCCCCCTGGCCGCCTCCGGGCAGAGGACGCGATCCTTGATCGAGAGCCACTCCTCGAGCAGGTCCGAAAGACATGGCGTGACTTCGACTTCGCGCTCGATGCGCCCAAGCACTTCAAAGGGCATGGGAGGCATGGGGATCTCCTTCCGATCCCACCAGAACCACCCGGAAGAATCGCTCCCGCGCCGCCCCGGCGCGGGTTCTTCGTCAAAGTGAGAAGCGGGAAAGACTTCCGACCCGGACCCTCGCAGAACGATCTGGACTGGATCGTTCCGGTTTGCCCGGCAAAGCAGCCGGCAGCCTGAAGCGCGAACACCACCAGGACGGAAACGCGCCCGAGGAAGACGCGGGAAAAAGAGGAGCCCGGCGTCCGAGCGTGGCAGCCTGGAGAGGCCGGGCATCCCATCACTGGCCGGTGAAGGTTCAAGGGTGAGAATCGTCCGCTGCCACGCATGGCGGCGCTTTCTACCGCCGCCCCCGTCGCCGGGGCAACAAGAAAATCCCCGCTTCCCTCTGAAGAATTCCGTGCCCGGGTTCGGCTTGGCGGCGCAGAGCGCGGGTTGGGGAAGTGTTCGGGTCCCCGGGTTGACGGAATCGTGATTGCCGTATATCATTCTTCAGAATCAGCAAGGAAAGGAACCCCATGAACCGCACCGAACGGCTTCCGACTTCCGACCCCCGCCGCGCGCTCATCCGCGTACTCGATGATGGCTGGGAGCCCCTCGAGCTCCAGGCCCCTGGCCTCCCGCCCGCGGTGGTGGGCCTCTTCGGCCGCGCTGGGGAGCGCGCCTTTCTCCTGCGCGATCGCCAGAGCGGCCGGTTCTACCTGGAGGCCTCCGGCCGTGGCGAAGCCCGCTGACCCCAACGTCCAGGAGGCCCTGGAGAAGATCGAGGAGGCGCAGAACCTGATCTCCTCAGCCGCACAGTGCCTGTCCCCGGTGGAGGGCCTCGCCAAGGAGTACTTCGCCACCCAGCGCCTCTACGACGCGGTGAAGAAGCACTGGTACCGGGTCGCGAACCGGGACGCCAAGCTCCGCGGGGCGCCAGGGGTGCTCCCATGACCGGCACGCTTTTCCGGCCCTTGCCGCCTGGAGGATACGCGTATATCTTCCGGTGCATGGCACCCCCCAAGCTGAAGGTCTGGTCCCGCGATTATCGCCGCTGCGTCCGCTGCAAGAGGACCCAGTACCCGCACTGGGCTCGAGGCCTCTGCCGCACCTGCTACGTCTACGAGCACAGCGTCAAGCCGGCGCGCGCCCGGGCGAAGAAGGCCCGGAAATCCGCACGCCGGCGCACGAGTTCCTGAAAGGAGTACCTACCGTGAAGTGGGCAGTTCTCTGCGTCGTCGCCTTCCTCGCCTCCGGTTGCATGACCGGACAGATCCACCAGAAAATCCGTGTCGAAGAAGGGTGGGTTCGCGTAGGAATGACCGAGGGGGAGGTCCGCCAAACCCTTGGAGAGCCCGACCAGATCTACGTGGGACCCCGGGCCCCGATCGCCACTCCTTATTCCCTGGCCCATCATGCCCCGCTTGCATCCGGCTGCACCAAGTGGGTCTACGAGCAACGGCGGCCAGTCGTCGCGATTATCTTCGAGCACGGCGAAGTCCTCTGGCTCACCACCTGGCAGTAGCGAAGAAGGGAGAATCGGCCATGAAAAGCTTCTTGGCATACTTCGTTGGAATCGTCTTCAGCATGACCCTCGCCATCGGGATGGTCCTCGAAGGGATCGCCATCTACGTCGCGGAGAAGAAGGAGCCGGTCATGATCATGATCGACCAATCCCCGAAGCTCGACCTGTCGGCGCTCACCTCGAGATCCGTCCCGGGCGTCATTCCCGGCTGCGGGCTCTACCTGGATGCAACGACGGCCGCGGTGGCTGGAACCTTCTTCCTTCTGGTGTCAGCGATTCTCGCAGGCCTACTTCTGGTGGCCGCCGAAATCTCCAAGCTCACCGCCGGACCGCCCGATCGTCGGCCACTTGGAGATCGCCTGATGGCCTGGCTGGCCGATCCTCCAGTAGAAAAAACCCGCGGGGCGCTCCCGGAAGCTCCCGCCGAAAGGCCCCGCGGGCAGTAACGGAAGGGTCAGCGGTACGGGTAGCGAGGTGAGACCCGCCGGCGTCGCTCGTGGATCGCGCGGCGGCGCGAACGGTCGGGCGGCCGGACCGGCGGGCCGGAGATCCCCAGGTCCGGCGTCACCGGCCCAGCGGAGCTCGACTGCGCGCTCTCGTTCCCCGACGTGTCGACGGCCGTCACCTTGTACGAGTACGCCGTCCCCAGGACCACGGCGCGGTCCCGGTAGCTCGACCCCACCACCGAGGCCTCGAGGAGCGTGTAGGGGCCTCCGGTCGAGCGGTAGACCGAGTAGTGGTCGAGATCGCCCTCCCCGTTGTCCGACCAGTCCAGGTCCACGGCGCCGACCAGGGCGGTGGCGGAGAGGCCCGTCGGCGCCGCCGGCGCCGTGACGTCGCTCGAACTCCCCACGATCGCGGCGAAGGGGTCCGCGCGGGTCATCTTGCATTCGATTCCCCCGATCGTCGCCCCGATATAGGTGGCGTCCGAGACCAGGCTCACCGCCGGCGCGGCCGCGGTGGCGATCGGGCAGGGGAAGAGCACCGTCAGGAACTCATGGGTGGCGCTGGAAGTCGAGGCGTTGATCTCGATCCGCACCCCCGCCGGATCGTCGAAGGCCTGGACGGCGGTGGCGGCATAGGCCTCGCCGGCGATCTCGTAGTCGGCGACCTCGGTCTTCTCGACCGTCGCCGGCGAGAGCACCTTCACGAAGAGCCGGCCGGGGCTCCGGTCGAGCCGGAAGGCGGCCGCGGTCCCCGCCGCGGCGCCGGCGGCCGCCTGGAGCTGGAGGACCTGGGTGAGCTTCCCCGCCGTGCCGTCCACCACCACCACCGGCTGATCGAAGACCAGCAGGACCGGGTAGGGCCAGCCGGGGATCGCCCCCCTCTTCACCCAGAGGAAGTGCCGGCGGTAGCTGGTGCATTTCGCGGAGTAGTAGAAGGGCGCCAGGTCGAAGACCGCATGGCAGTACTTCGCCCCCTCCGCCGGGCTGAAGAGCCAGCTCGGCGATAGCCACTTCGGCTCGGCGAGGAGGTCCTCGAGGTCGGCAGGCTGGTGGCGATCACTATCGGTGTTCTTGGGGACGAGCTGCCCGCCGTCGTTGGAGATCGCCACCGAGCCGCCGGAGAGGACGCCGTAGCGGTCCGCGGCGAAGACCGTCCGCTGGAAGCTCTCGAGGAGGTTGTCGGTGGGTTCGTCGGTGTCGAAGATCCGAAGCACGTTCGCGGCGGGGATCCGCTGGGCGTAGGTGTAGCGATGGCCGGTCTCGTCCGGGTTCCCCGTTTCCTTCGGGGTCAGGTCCTGCGCAGGGTCGAAGTGCCCCTTCTCGTAGAGGAGAGGCAGCCCCTGGGCGGCGAGGTTGAAGTGGCCGGCGCGCCGGCGGGCGTGGCCCCCGACGAAATACTCCGGCACCTCGATCGTGACGCTGGTGCCGGCCTCCTCCCACCCGTCCCGGAGGCAGAGCTTCCCCGACCGGGTGAACCGCCGGAGCTCGGCGCCGGCGCCGTAGCCCGCCACCGTCGGCCGCACCGCCGGCCGGGTGACGTCACGGAAGAGGACGTTCCAGAGCTCCTGGGCGCCGCCCAGGAGGCCGGCGCGGTTCTGGATCTCCTCCACGAGCCACATGCAGGCCTTCCCGAAGTCGTTGTCCTGCCTCGAGGCGGTCTGAAGGAGGTGGAGCTGGGTGTTCCGGCTGTAGGCCGCCGGCGCCGCGTGGTCGCCCTGACGGTGGAAGGTCCGGTCGCCGCGCCAGTGCCAGAGCTTCCAGTGCGCGAGTCCGTCCCACCAGGCCTCGTCCGATTGCCAGGGGACGCCCAGGGCGGATTCCACCGCGGGGAGCAGGCGGCCGCAGATCTCCTCGAGCTCGGTGTCGTACCCGAAGGGCCCGGCCCCGCGGTGCGTTCCCCCGTCGGCCTCCCCGAAAAACCGGAGCGCGGAGAAGAAGGTGGTGGAGACGTAGGGCCCGAGGTCGAAAACGGCGAAGAGCCCGTCGGTCCAGGTCCTCCAGAGCGCGTTCTCCGCAAGGGAGCCGTCGGCGAGGATCGCCGCGAGCCCCACCAGCGCGGCCGCGCAGTTCGGGAGGGAGACGCCCCAGAGCCGCTCCTCCGCGTTCGCGGTGCGGAAGCTGTCGACGTAGAGCGCGATCCGAGCGCGGAGGATCCGCCGGTCGCTGAGGGAGAGCCGCGGATAGGCCCAGTCGTAGACCAGGCTCATTGCGAAGAGCCGGTACTGGCCCACCTGGCCGGCCTCGAGGGGCAGGTTCGCGAGGTGGAGGGCGATCTCCACGGCCCGGTCTGCGTAGTCGACGTGCCGGGGATCCTCCGGCTCGAGGAGGTAACTGAAGGCGAGGACCGCCACCTCCTCCGGCTCCTTCCCCTCGAAGTAGCTGTTTGGATAGGCCGCCGGTTCGGCCACGAGCCGGCAGTGGCGCTGGAGCTCGCCCCAGTGCGCCCGGTGCCCGCCGGCGATCCTGGCCTGGAAGTCCCCCAGCGTCGACGCGTTGAGCCAGATCCGCGGGTGCGAGCCCTGGTCGGGCTCGGTCCAGTCGACCGGCTCCGGCCCGATCGATATGCGCAGCGGTCCCCGAATGGAGACAGACCCACGGCGCAGACGCTTCAACAGATCATTGCGGGGAGGGGCCACGAACCGGCCGGCGCCGGGCCGAGTTACAGGCTGTATGACGAGCGGTTTCGAGAACTGGGCGGACCCACGTCCCAGGTACCGGGGAAGGTCGTTTTCCCGGCGGACCGTCACGGGCAACGGAGCGGCCCTGCGGGCAAATTGGTGCGCCCCGATGTCCCAGATCGTGTCGCGCGGCACTCCCTGGAAGTCCGTGGTGATCGCTTCCTCCCCGGATCCACCGGAGAGGTCGGTGGCCTGGCCCAGGAGGGCCGAGCCCAGGACCAGCTTCAGGTTCTCGGAGCCGGCGCTGACGTTGGTGAAGTTCGAGGTGCTGAAGGCGATATTCCGGAGGCCCGCAGTGGTCGCCGCGGCGTCGGTGGTGGCGGTGTGAGTGCCCTTGGTGTAGGTGGCGGTCCCCTGGTAAATGGTCCCGGTCCCGGTCTCCCCGAGGAAGTTGTTGTCCTCGGTGATGGTGGCGGGGCTGTTGACCGAAAGGCAGAACGCGTTGGTGACGAGGTTCACAATCGTCGAGTAGTAGATCTTGATCGAGCCGCCGCTCACGCCCACGCAGGCGGTGGTGGAGCCGCCGGCCTGCTGGAGGATGATGCAGTTCTTGATCAGGTTGCCGGTGCCGTTGGTGAAGAAGATGCACCCCACGTTCGTCGCCCCGGACTTCCGGATCAGGCAGGAGTCGATGATCTTCCGCCCGCTTCCGTTATTCGAGAAGCGGACCGCGTAGGCTCCGGCGTTGCTCCAGGTGTTGTCGATCTGGAGGCCGCGGATCCGAATAAAAATATCGATGGTCGAGTTGATAGTGATGGCCGAGCCCGAGGTGCAGTAGGCCTTCGAGGTGCTGTAGGTGCCCTGGTGGCGTTCGGAGAGGGGGACGGTGATCTCGATATAGCGGGTGGCGTCGGTGGTCCAGCCGCTGAAGGCCACAGCGCCCAGGTCGCCGCCGGAATAGCACTCGGCGATCTTGATCTTGTCCTGGCTGACGAGGTTTCCCCGCTCCGCGGCTTCCCAGGCCGAAAGCGAAGAGTAGTCCCCGCCCCCGCCCGGTTTGATGGTCTTGGTTTCGACGGTCGGCATCAGCCAAGCTCCTCGAGCGGGAGATCGCCGGGAATGAGGCGAAGGGACAGGAGATCGACCTTACTGGCGCGGAGCTGCCCAGGTCCGAGGCCCGAGGCGTCAGCGACCCGGAACCTCCGGAAGATCGGCGGCCCCTCCTGCCGGCCCCAGGCGAAGCCGTCCGGGCGGACGTCGATGATGGTGCCGGGGATCCGGCCGTTTCCGGTCTTCGCCAGGACGAGGAGCTCCATCGGCTACGCTTTCACTCCTCGATCATGAGACTCGCGCAGCAGTTGACGTTCGCGGGGGCCGTGCAGCGGATCGCCACGCGGCCCGAATCGGCGCCGGCGGAGGAACCGCCGAACTGGTACTCCTGCCCATAGGGCGCAATGTACTCGTAGCTCCCCTGAAAAGCGGGGACCTCGAAGCGCTTGAGGACGGTGATCGTCGTGGGCTCCGCCGTGAAGGTCTTGAGTCCAGCGGTTTGGACGGTCTCCGGCAGACTCGAGTCGCGCTTGAGGCCGGTCAGGGACGAGCTCGTGCCATCCCCGCCGGTGCTCGCCACGTGGCAGAGTTCGACGAGGACCGGATCCGCGGTGCTCGAGACCCCATCGAAGCTCACCTGGAAACCAGTCAGTTTGAACCTGTGGTTCGCGGCGTTCTTCGCCTGGATCACAGTCTGTGCCGTCGCCGCGACCAGGGCCACTTCTCCGACGGTGAAATCGACGAGTACTCCTGCCATTGTCGGCTCCTTTCTCTCTGGGTTCAGGCCGCAGCGAGGATCCCCGCCACCGCCGCGCGCACCACCATGCTGGCCATTTGCTGCAGCACGGCGGAGATCTCCGCCGCCTCCCGAATCGCGATCTGCGCCCCGATCAGGCCGGCCTGCGCCTCGAGGTGCTGGAGGTTGTGCGGCCACTGCGGATCGCCATCGGCGGCGCGGGTGACGTAGAGCGTCGCCTCTTCGATGAGGGGTTCGATCCGTTCCCGGTATTCCCCCTTCAGGTCCTCCTTCAGGCTCTCCAGGTGGTCGAAGATGACCGTGCTGAGGCCGGTCTTGAGCTTGTCGATGTCGATGTTCATTTCAGGGCCTCAAGGGTTTTCCCAAACTCCTCCGCAGTGCGCTTCCGCGTGGCCTTGGTCTCCGGCGAGAGATTGGCGTCGCCCTCCACGTAGGCCACGTACTCCGCTCCGAGGACCTTCCAGGCGTTCTTCAGGGCCGGCGCGGCCACCCGCTCCGGACAACACCCAACGATGGGGAATAGAAGGACGGTCAGGAGAACCAGGTGCTTCATCGTCTTTGCGCCTCCTCAGCGCTTCACTGCTTCACGTCCGCCGCCGGGTTGACCACCATTCCCCGCGCGATCGAGTCGAGGCGCAGCCGTTCGACGGAGGCCGCCAGGTCGCGGACGTTCCCGGCGAGCCCGCTGACCTCCTGCCGCGTCCCCTCGTGCGCCCTCGTGCGCGCCTCCGCGTCGGCGAGCCGCGCGACCGCCGAGTCCTTGACCTCCTTGATCAGCACGTTGTTGGCCGTGAACAGGGCCTTCACGAGGAAGAGGATCGCCCCCGTCTCCCCTCCGACCATGATCGTCCCGATCCACTTCAAGAGGCTCACCTGCTCCTGGGTCGCGGCAATCAGGAGCTTGGTGATCTCGTCCGCCCCCTCGGAGGCGTGCACCTCGGGGATCATGAGGATCAGGCCCATGGGGCACAGGAGGACGAGGCCCACGAACGCCAGGATCGCCAGGCGGATGGGGGCCTGGAACCGGGAAAACTGGGCGATGATGGCTTTGCCGTTTTCCGGCTTCATCACTGCTCCAGCCCGATGTCGGCCGTAACCTTCACGGCCGCGCCGCTGTCGTTCCAGTACTGAATGCAGACCACGCCGGATGCCGGCACCTCCCACTGCCCGGGGTCCACCGCCGTGTACTCCACGCCCCCCTGGGGATGCGCCGGCTTCAGGTCCAGGGGGACCTTGCCCGACACGTCAGGCTCGACGGTGAAGGTGCCCTGTTTGAAGGTACCCCGCACGCTCTCCGAGGCGCCATTGATCACCGTGGCGGTGACCGCGGTGCCATCGGTCCCGGCGTCCGCCGCCCGGATCAGCCGGGTCCGGACGTGGGGGTCCGAGTTCACCGAGCCCATGGGGTAGACGCCCCAACGGTCGATCGCGGAGCGGTTGCCTGCGGCCTCCTGGTACATGAGGAGCGTCTTCCAGCCGCCCGAGGTGCCCAGGGTGATCTCACCCGTCGTCGCGTAGACTTTGATCCTTGCCATGCTGATCCTCCTTCGCGGAGGCCTCCGTGTTCTCGACCGTGGTGAAGAGCTCCCCGCGACCCGTCAGGAGGGAGTCCGCCTCCGCCAGGAGCTGCCCGTCCAGCGACCAGTACTGGGCGATCTGCCGGAAGGGATCGCCCTCCCTGCCGGACCCCCGCACGAGGAGCCGGGTCTCGACCACCTGGATGATCCGGACCGGTGAAGGGCGCATCAGAGGTAGCCCACCAGCGTGCCGATGGAACGGCCGGGCACTCCGAAAGTACCCGGGGTCCCCAACAGGGTCCGCGTCACGCGGTAATCCAGCCGGCGCGAGGCATCAAGGTACTGCAGGACCTGGATCCCTGCCTTGTGCTGCCAATCTCCGGCGTAGTCATCCGCGTCCGCCCGGTACAGGTAGAAAGCCGAAGCTCCGGTCCTCCGCAATTCGGCGGTGAAGAAAATCCGGTTGTTTCCGCTAAAGACCCGCTGACCGCCCTCAAAATAAAGATTCAGAATCACCATCCTGGTGAAGCTCGGCACGTAGGCGGAAAGGTCCTGCGTGGTGATCCCGATCGAGGAAGTGGTATCCCAGAGCGTCAGGAGCCCCGGTGAATCGGCCATGATCCCTTCCGCGCCCCACACCACCGCGCTGCCGTTGTGCCGCGGCCCATCGCCGGCGCCGCCGCCCGTCGGCGAGATCGAGGTCACCGGGATCTTCACCCCCTGGCCAGTGCCACCCGAGTGGTTGTGGGTGCCGATGGTGTTCTCGAGGTCGATCGCCCGGGCGACTTCCTGGGAGCCGGCCGACGGCGCAAACGGCATGGTGATCTTCCCGGTGAAGGTCCCGCCGGCGATCGCCTTGGCATCGACGTAGGCCTTCCGCGTGAGTTGGTTGGCCAGAGAGGGGTCCAGGGCCGGGCCCGAGGGAACGCCCGTGAAGGGCGTGCTCCCGTCGAGCTTGGCGTAGGGGGCCAGGTCCTGGTAGCGGGCCGGCGCCGCTCCTGAGCCCGCGGGCAGGTTCGTGATCGCAAATCCGCCCATGTTGATCGGGCCCTCCATGGTCCCGCCGACCAGGGGCAGGAGGCCTCCCCAGTCCTCGTCGATGCGGAAGCGCACGATCCAGGCGGTATTCAGGGTGTTCCGCTGCTTGGCGAGCTTCGGCGTGGAGGAAGTATCGATCCACCACTGGCCGGCATACTTCGGCGTGGGCTCGTCGACGCCGGCGAAAGCGGTGAGGAGGGCGGCGGTGATGTCGTTGTAGTCCCCGCGGAACTCCGAGACCAGCCGGGAGCCGAGAATCGGGAAGGTGGGCCAGGGCAAAGGCATCAGTACCCCCTTGCTTCGAAATGGATCGTGCCCGTGGTCAGGGCGTGGGAGGAGTCACGGATCTCCGCGGTGAAGCCCGTCTCGTCCTCAACGGTCACCTTCACGTAGTCGCCGTTCGCGCCCCCGATCAGGCTCACCAGGAGCCGCTTCACCGCTACGAAGTAGTCCGTCGGGTAATCGACGTCCACCGAGACCGCGCTCGCCACCGGGACCCTCCCGGAGACTACCTTGTCGGGGAGGTCGATCGAGATCTTCATGCTGTCGATCTTGAGCGAGTAGGCCTGGGAGATCGTCCGGCCGGTGAGCCGGAACTGGATGTACTTGAAGGTCAGCTCCCCGCGGTCCCGATGCTCGATCCAGGGACCGAAGGAGCTCTCCGAGGTATCGGTGGTGGAGACCCGGCTCTCGATAAGAAGCGAGAGGTTCTCGGCATTCTCGTCGCCGGCGAAGGGCACCCGGGCCTGCTCGCTGTCGAAAGGGAAGGTGGCGGTGTCGAAGGTTCCGAGTCCCAGGAAGATCGCCTCCCAGTCGATCGCGACGTCGGGCCGCGCGCGCACCGGGACGTCGCTCGAGGCGGTGATGATCTCCGTGGTGTAGACCCCGACCGGGATGATCAGCGGGAAGAGCGGCGGCGCGCCGAAGCCCAGCCGCCGGGCGCTCCGGCGGTTCCGGCGCCGGCGGGGCAGCATGAGGTTCGCGGTGGCCGGCTGGAGGAGGGAGAGCTTGAAGGTGCCGTCCTCGATATTGAACCCGATCTTCTGGCCCGGCCAGTCGGGGAACTCCTCCTGCTCGAGGATGATGTTCTCCTCCACCTGGCCGTAGAGCGTGATCGAGACGGAGGCGGCGTTCTTCGACTTGTTCCCCAGGGAGTTGACCGCCTTCACCAGGAGTGTGGCGGACCCCCGGGCGTAGCTCTTGAGCTCGAGGCGGTTCTTCGCGGTCTTCTCGATGAGGAGGGATTGGTTCCACCCGCTCCCGCGGCGCCACTCGTAATAGCCCCCGGGACCGAGCTGGCTCGGCGGGATCTCGTCTACCGTGGCCACCAGGGTCCCGTCGGTGATCGTCGCCCGGAGGTTGGTGGGGTCGGGCGGCTGGATCGTCACCGAGGAGGTGGTCAGGCTCGCCAGGGTGGCAAGGTCGGGCCGCTTCCGGACCCCGTTCGTCGAGACCGGCACCACCGAGATCTCGTAGGTGAAGCCGGGCGTGAGGACGCTGCGCACGGTGAAGTGGCCGGTCAGAGCCAGGCCGGCCAGGCTGAAATTGAGCGCGTCCTCGAGGCGGACCCACACCTCGAAGTGGTCCAGGATCGCGCTCACGGGCGCCGTCCAGTCGACATCGATCACGTCCACCAGAGAGCCGTCGGGATTGGTGTCCAGGCGCTCGGTAAGGACCAGCTCCGTCACGTCCGGTGGGAAGAGCCGCGGGTCCGGGATCGAGTTCTTCACCACCGTGGGCAGAGCTTCGAGGACGCCCGTGTAGACCGCGGGATCGTAGCGGAGGCCCCGGATCTTCCGGCCGAACTGGTTATCGAGCGAGACCTCCACGCAGCGGTACTTCTCCACCGAGCTCTCGAACTCGCCCAGGGAGTAGGTGTCGCCGGCGGCGATCGCGCCCGCCCAGGCGATGTCCGCGGAGAAGACCTCGTCGGTGGTGCCCGGCGCGTTGACGATCCGCTTGGTGGAGATCTCGTCGCCCTGGGCGTGATGCACGGTGATCTCGTAGACCTTCCCGTCCTCGAGGGTGACCTCCGCATCGAGCCGGATCCGGCTCAGGGTCTCATCGACCGCCAGGATCCGTCCGGAGGCGATTCCAACGCCGGCGGTGAGGATGGAGACCCCGAAGATCGAGCCCGCCGAGACGCGCAGGGCATCGAGGCCGCTTTCAAGCTCCACCTGGGTGACGTCGAGCTTGTTATGGAGGAGGAGGCGCTTGACCTCCCGGGAGATCTGACTCGGCCGGGTCACACCCCAGAGCGACCGCGAAGCCTCCACGTAGGGCTCGCCCTGCTCGAGGCCCGGGAGCTCGTCGAAGTAGGTGTCGCGGCGGTAGTTGTCCTCCCCGTTCAGGAAGGCAACCTGCAGGCGGTTCGCCACCTGCGCGGCGGGAAGGAAGGAGTAACGGAAGGTGCCCGGCTTGATGTTCCCCTCGTTCCCCACCCAGATCATGCTGTCGGCGCGGTCGATCACCACCGTCCACCTCGAGGCGCGCTTGATGAGGAGCACGCCCGAGCCCTCGGCGAAAATGCTCACCGCGTCGTCCGCTGCCTGGACCTGGTCAAAGCAGTGGTCGAAGACTGCCCGCGGCTCGAAGCCGCCCTTTCCGTCGTCCACGAGCTCGTCACAGTAGGCCGCCCAGTCGAGGAAGGCGGCCAGGTCGATATTGTCCCAGGTGTACTTGTCGCCCAGGCCGTGAATGGGGCTCGTGAGGAAATGCGCCGCGCACCAGGCCGGGTTCCGGGTGTAGCCACGTGTGTATGTGGAGAGATCGGTGTAGACGCGGATGTCGTTGAAGCCTTCGACGAGGAAAGTGTAGCTCGTCGGGACCTGCGTATTGAGCTGCGCGGAGGGCACCTGCTTCAGCCCCACCATGGCCAGGCCGGGATGCGCCTGCGATTCGTAGGTGATCTCGGTGATCGCGTAAACCTCCGAGGCGCTGTTGTAGGTGAGCGATCCCGACTGGGAGGCGTCATCAGGCGTCAGGCGCTGAATCCGGATCTCGTAGCGTCCAAGGCGCAGCTCGTCGCCGAAGGCGTCGGTGGTGATCTTCACGCTGCCCTTGATGGGGTTCCGGCTCTGCGCGGAGACCGTCTTTTCCCCCACGGCCACCACCACGTTCGACCCGAACCCGAACTCCTTCACCTCGTAGCGGAAGGTCACGTCGTGGGGGAGCGGGTTCCCGGTCTTACTGGCCCGCAGGAGCCCATTGGGGAACCGGAAGAAGATCTCCAGGGCCTCGCATTCGGTGGTGGTGAAGAAACTCACGATCCCGTCCGAAGCGGCGATCGGCCGCTGGATAATGACCTCCTTCTCGATCTCGAAAAACCCGTTGATGGCTGCCTGCTCCGCGGTGCCGAGCCGTACGTCAGCGGTGCAGTCCGGGATGGTGTCCAGCTTGTTCCCGTTGATCTCAATGTCGCCGATCGACTGCACCGGCCCCAGGCAGACCCCCAGGAGCGTATGGAGCGTGGTCAGTCCGTCCCGCACCTGCTCCCCGGTGATCGCGCGCTCGAAGCTCTGAAGGAACTGTCCCCCGGTCCGGAGCTTCCCGTAGACGAACGGAATCGGCCGACCCGATCCGGAAGTGTCCTGGATCCCCTCCCAGCTCCTCGAGGGGCCGTCGTCCTGCCCCTGGCTGAGTCGGCTCTTGGGTGCCGTCAGCGCCGCCAGGCCGTAACTGATCCCGACGGAGATCGCCGCCATCAGGATGAAGTCGGCCACGGCCACGGCGAAAGCGGCGCCGGCGGACAGTTCCGCCGATCCCACCACCGCCCCCACGATCGCCGCCACGATCCCCGGCACCTGCCCGAAGACGAGCTCGTCACGGTCGAGGACCTCCACCGCCTCGATCTCCTCCCCGCTCAGGGAGCGGCCGTTGCGGAGGACCACGTTGCCCCCCTCCAGGTTGAAGTCCCGCGGGACGCAGTCGCGGATCCGCATGCCGGGGCGGTGCTCGAGGAGGACCTCGGGCTCGGCGGCCTCCGGCCGGCGGAAGCAGTCGCGGATGGTGACCACCTTCACCATAGGTCCCTCAGCCGGTAGGCCTTCTCCGCCCGCAGGACCGCCTCGAGGAGCGGCATGCGGTGGACGCCACCTTCGCGCGAGACGGAGACCACCCAGCGCTCGTTCTCCACGGTGGCCACGTGGGTCTGATCCGACCAGCGCCAGAAGAGGACGTCGAGCGGCCGCAGCTCCTTGAAGTCCACCGGGAGGAAGCGATGCCAGAACTCCCTGAGACGTTGCTCGTTCGGCTCGATGAACGGGTCTTCGATCCGGATCCCGCGGAGGACCTCCACCAGGTGGAGCCAGAGCCCGAGGCAGTAGAAACTTTCCGGCCCCCGGGCGAGCCAGGCGAAGGGCTTTCCAATCAGCCCATCGATGAGCGTTTCAGTATCGAGCGCGGTCACTGGGCATCCCCAGAAAGCCATTGAACTGGAGAAGATTCTCGTGGGCCCTGCAGTCGGTCTCGGTGCGAGCGCAGGAAGCCAGTCCGCCGGCGGCGAAGCGGAGATAGCCGAAACGCGCGGTGAAGGAGAGGGCACTCTTCGTGTCGCTTCCCGCGACGACTCCAATCCGCGCGGCGGCCGCCACGGTCAGCGTGGTGAGGAAGCGCTCGGTCCAGGAGCCGTCCTCGGAGGCCTTCGAGTAGCAGGTCACCACGTTGTCCTCGCGGACCAGGCGCAGGTAGAGGTCGGTGGAGGCCTCCGTATCGTCCGGGTCCGCCTCGCTTGCGATGGTGCGGCGGAGGAGGAGCCGGCGGCCGCCGGAGCCGTTGTCCTGAGCGCCGAAGAAGAGCCAGGTGCTCAGGGGCTCGATCGGCGGCTCCTCGCCCGGCGCCACCGGGGGCATGGCCTCCGCGGTGTCCTGGAGGAGGAGGCCGGCCATCCAGCCCACCCGCGAGGTCGCCGGCAACGTGAGCACCGTCGAGACGTCGAAGTCCCGCTCGAGCACGCGGAAGAAGTTCGGGCCGTAACGCTCGCGCGCCTTCCAGGCGATCCGGTCGGTGGTGGTGGTGATGGTCAGGTCGCCGGCGTTCGTCCGGTCGCTGTCGAAGACCGACGCCCGCCGCGCCTGCTGGCTCGACCAGCCGTGCTTCCAGGCCTGGATCCCGTAGCCGGCGGCCGGCACCAGGTCCTGCCGGGACTGCTCCCCGAATTCGTTCGAGGGGTAGGTGCACCAGCTCCCCGGCACGAACCGATCGTGGTAGGGGTTGATGCACTTCGAGCGGCTGTAGAAGAGCTTCGGGACCTTGGTCTCGTAGAGGTTCGGGTGGCCGAGAATCAGCGTCACCCGGTCCGGCCCCTGGCCGATCTCGGACGTGATCACCTCGAAGATGTCGGAGAGGGCGTCGGCGGGGTTCTCCAGGTTGTCCTGGGCCGCGATCCACCAGCGCACGCTCTGGCCGCGGAGCCCCAGGAACTGCCGGACGTAGAAGGCTACCTGGTGGAGCGGATCCGCAATCGTCACCGGGAGCTGGAAGTTCCCGCCCTCCGAGGCCTCCTGCACCTCGCCCCGGGTGATCGGCATGGCGATGAACTCCTCGCCGGCGAAGGGGATCCGGTCCGGGAGGGAGCCGCCGGCCTTCGGGTCCACGAAATCCACCGCCCGGAAGTAAGTCCCATCGGGCAGCGAGACCTCGTAGAACTGGAGGAGCGGGGCGGGCTGTCGCAGCGCGTGGATCCGGGTGCGGAGGAAGTCGGAGAGGGTGAACGCCATCAGACCTGCTGCTCCATGAGCTCGAGCGCGAGGTCATAGCGGTTGGCCCCCCGCCTCTCCGGCCGATAGGGCCCGGTCAGACGCCACTTGAGAAGGGGCTTCAGCGTGTTTGTCGCCGGCGGACTCGAGGTGCCGGTGAGGAGCCCGGTGGTGGGCTCGATCCAGGTCCTCTCCGTGGCGAAGGCCTGCAGGACCTCGGTCCCGGGAGTCTCGGAGGCATAGACCCGGATTGCCGGGACGCCGGCGGGGAAGACCGGCACCGCCACCGTGATCACGTTCCCGTCCAGGACCGAAATCGAGGACGCCGGCGACGGCTTCGTCTCCTGCCCGCTGAGGTTGTCATACCAGGTGTAAAGGACGCTGTAGTCCCGTGCACCGGGGGCGCCGCCGGCGGCGACCTGGGCGAGGTCGGGCCCGCGGTGGAGGGGATTGAAGGTGGGGTCCAGATTTCTCCAGGTGAAGATCCCCGCGCCGCCTTTCACCTCGTGGAAGAAGCTCTCGAAGTAGTCGAGCTGCTCCCGGCTGAGCCCCGTCCACTGCGCGGACACGGTCCGGACGGGCCGTATGGTCCGGGGGAGGACCTGCACGTAGGGCTTGATCGCCGCGGTCTCGTCCGTCGGCCATTCGTTCTGGACCGAAAGGGGGAAACTCGGGTTCCGCGGAGGTGCGAATTCGAGGATGCTCACGAGTACCTCCGCCTCACGTCCGGCCGATTCTGGAACCCGCGGGCCGCGACCTGGGCGACGAAGTCGCCGTTTCGCTGGACGCCGGCCTTGAGCTTCTCGTCGAAGCTCTTCACGTCCAGGGCGGTGACGTTGTAGTTGTTGACGATCACCACTCCGCCGCCGCCGCCCAGGAGCTGGACCGGCACGCGGCGGTTCCCTGGAAGCGGAATGATGGCCTCATCGCCTGCCTCGCCGGCGATGGTGGGACCGTGCGTGCTGGGCGTGCCGATGGCGCGTTTAGGCACCTGTTGTCCGAACTCGTCAATGGCCGGAGGTCCGATCGTTGAGCTTTTGAAGAGGCTGGAGATTCCGCCGAGTGCCCGCATGACCAGTAGCCTGGCGATGATCTTCGCCAGGTCGTTGAGCATGCTCTTGGCGAGCTCCTTCGAGGCCTCCTTGAGGTTCTTGGTGCCGGTGATCACGTCGGCCAGGGAGCTGGAGAGGTTGTCCTCGAGCGCGTTGCCCACCGCGAGCACCGAGTCGCGGAACTGGCTGAAGGAGTCCTCCCACCGGAGCCTCAGTTTTTCGAGTGCCTCCGCCGTGGCATCGAGGGCGTTTGGAACGTGCGCCCACTGAACCTGGGCGGCGTGGGCCTCGTCAATGGAAGGCGGGCCGATCCGTCCGCCGGTATCGACGTTCTCGATAGCGGGCGGGCCGATCCGGCGTCCGGCCTGGATCTGGGCGGCGCGTTCGCGCAGGTCTCTCACCGTCTGACCGAGAAGGCCGCTACCGCCTTGCCCGACTGGGACCCTCCCAGATTCGATGGCCGCCCTCACGGCGAGGAGCGCGTCGTACTCGCGGACCAGATCGTCCCTTGCCTTGCGCGCTGCCTTGATCTCCTCCAGGGTGCCAGTCCTTGAGTCCTTCCAGTTGGTGGCGCTGCCCGGGGTCAGTACGTCCTTCAACCGGGCCTCCGCCGCTCCCAGTTGGATCTTGACCCATTCCTCCCTGAGGGTCAGCAGAGGCCCGAGGATCCCCTTCAGCGATTCACCGATTCCTTCGAACCATTTCTGGATTTTCGGGAGCGCGCCCTCCGCCGCCTCGAGGAGGTCGGCGAAGAACGTCAGGATCTTGGGCTGGTTGTCCACGACCAGCTTCGTCATCCGGTCGAGAAACTCGGTGAAGGTGGGTAGGAGCGGTGTGATCGCCTGTACCCCGAGCCCGAAGAGCGACTTCTTCAGCCGCTCAATGGCGTCGACGAAGTCGGTGCCGGCGGTCGCTTGAGCCTTGGTGAGGACGAGGCCCAGGCGCTCGGCCTCGGCCGACAGTTCCCTGAACCCCTTCCCGCCCTCGGAGAGAAGCGGGAGCCACTCCTTGCCCGCTTTGTTGAAGAGCTTCGAGGCCACCACGACGCGCTCTTCCGAGTTCGTGAGGTTGGAGAAGGCCTCGATCAGGGCCGGCATGGCGTCTTCGGCGGTGGTGGCGCCCCGCGCCGCGTCCAGGAACTCGGCGCCGAGCATGCTGAAGGTCTCGACCGCCTCGTCTCCGCCGCGGCGGAAGTCGAAGAGGAGCTTCTGGAAGTTCAGGATCCCCTTCGCGGCCTCCTCGAGGCCGAGACCGCTCTGCTCGCCGGCGTACTTGAGCTTCGAGAGGAACTCGACGGTGAGGCCGGTCTTCTGGTTGAGCTTGTTGAGGCTGTCCCCGTACTTCCCGACCCGCTCCACGAACTGCTCGATCTCCCGCACCGCAAGAGCCCCGACCAGGCCGGCGATCGCCGTCTTCAGGCTGAAGATGTGCTTGGGGAGCTCATTGATCGCCTGGCCTGCCTTCTTGCCGAAGGCAGCGAAGGAGCTCTCGGCCTTCTTGAGACCGTCGGTGAGCTGGTCCCGGAAGGCCAGGACCGCTTCCATGGTGCGGCTGGTGTCGGCCATCCGATTAGTTCCTCTTCATCTCCTCCTGAAGCCGCGCCCTCCGCCGCTCGCGGTCCTCCTCGATATAGCGCGAGATCACCGCCACGCTCGCCTCGAAGGCCTGAATGAAGACCGCTGGCTGAGCCAAGTACTCCTCCGGCGTCCACTGGCGCTCCCTCGAGAGGAGCACCAGCTTGGCCAGCTCGAAGTAGGCCCCCGGATCGTCGGTGTCCATGAAGGCCGCGGGATCGGCGTTCCCGCTGCACTCGAAGTCCACCGCGCCGTTACAGAGCGGGCAACGGCCCTCTTCCTTCTCCTCCTCATCGAGGTCCTCCGGCCGGCAGAAGGGACAACCGACCTGGCCCGCCTGCCCCCGCCATCGCCCGAACCGATAGGCGATGGCTATCGCGAGTTTTTTGCATCGGTCAATCCGAAGGTGAAGGCCTTGGTGATCGAATCCAGGATCTCGTCGACCCAGGGGGCGAGGACGGACATGCTGGCCTTGGTGATCTCGCTGCCGGCGCGCTCGAGCACGAACTCCTTCACCTCCCCGTTATCGTCCGCGATCTTGAGGTTCTCGACCCCGACCAGCGACAGGCCCAGGACCTTCCGGATCGTCTCCAGGCTGTGCTCATAGTGGGTGGTGATGTTGCCGGCCGCCTGGATCACGCGGCGGTAATCGTCGAAGTCCAGGACCCTGACGAGGAGGGATGTCTGCTCCTCCGGTGGCTTCTCCCGCTCGCTCCGGAGCGGGATCCTCACAACTTTCCCCGTACGGTGAACCGTGATCAATTTCCCTCCCTTCCGCGCCGCGCGGCCGCGCGCGGCTCAACCGATCAGTGGCACCAGATCTGGAGCTCGTTATTCGTCTTCCCGCAGAGCCGGACCTGGAGGGGCACCGTCGCGAGCTCGCGCCGGCTCCCGACGCCCAGGTTCACGAACTGGCACTCGTCGGCGAAGAAGTCGAAGTTCGAGCCCAGCTTCCAGGTCATGGCAAACGTGCTGCCGTCCTTGTAGGCCGAGTAGAAGTCGAAGGTCGCGATTTTTACCAGCGCCGGCTCGAAGTTGACCAGCGGCGGCGTCGCGCGGCGATCGTAGTCCGCATAGAGGATCCCGCCGGCGTCGTTGGCGTCTTCCCGGAGCTCGAGGTTCAGCGGGAAGTTGAGCGTGAAGTCGACGATGTCCGTGGGGCTGTAGGACCCGAGCTTGAGCGCCGCGGCGACGAATCGCGGCGGGGCGTTGGTTCCCTGGGGATAGACGTCGGTCCCGCTGAAGAGCACTTTGTCGCCGTGGGTGTCGTAGGCGCCGAGGAGCCGGGAGCGCGCGATCGCGTGCTGGTTGGCCCGGAACTCCATGGAGAATTCGCCCAGGCAGCCGCGGCCGCGCCAGAAGACGCCGTCCCGGAGGAACTCCACCGTGAGGTGGTGCAGGGTCTCGCTCCCGCCGAAGGAGGAGTCCACCGGCTGGATCTTCTGCCCGTTGTCCTGGGGGGTGCCGCTGGTGGTGGCCGTCGCCGCGGAGGTCCCGCCGGTGATCGTCTCGCCCGAGACCAGGGCGCCGGTGACGGGCACATAGGAGAGCTTGCCGGCCTCCAGGTTCTGGTTCCGGAAGACCAATCCGGTCGCCGCGGAGGTCCCGCCGGTGATCGTCTCCCCGTCGGTGAAGGTGCCCACCACGCTGGTGATCGCGATCGATTTGAGCGAGGACACCTTCAGCATGCCCGCTTCGACGAGCCGGGCCCATACGGGTATCTGCGTCAGGGGGGTCGTGTGCGGCCGCACGATCCAGGAGGCCCCCGCGCGGAACTCGCGCCGGCCGGTCATGACCGGCCTCGAGGAGGAGGTGTCCTGAATCTCCTGGGTCTCCACCGGCTCCACCACGCACTCGGGGAGGTCGCCGTTCCGGATCCGCACGCGGACGTCCGTCGCCGCGAGACTCACCACGGTGCCGGGCGTCGTCTCCACCTTGCAGGCCAGCTGATTTCGGTCTCTCACGGTCAGGTCTCCTTAGGGCTCGGGCGCCAGGGGCACCGTCGAATCCCCGATCTTGTGCGCGTAGCGGACGGTCAGGCTCATGATGAAGCCGTCCTCAGGGTCTTCGGGCTCGAATGGTTCGGTGATCGTACGGGGCTCCTCGAGGACCTGGAGCGAGTCCCAGTCCATCTTCTGGAGCGCCATCTCCACGTCGTCCTGGAGGTCGGCGGCCGCGCGGTCCGCGGGGAGCTCGCTCTCGTCCTCGATCTCGGCAATGGTCCCGAGGATCTCGATCGACAGGTCGCAGTTGACGCTGTCCTCTTCGCCGGTGCCCCGCGGCGCCTTCACCTCGCCGGCGCGCATGACGGTCAGGCAGGGCCGCTCGGTCCTGTCCATGACGGAACGGCTGTAACGCTGGACGATCGCCGGCGTCGTGCGGTAGCCATCGTCCGCGTCGATCCCCTCGAGCGCGGTCAGGATCGCGGCGACGATGACCTCGGAGTGCTGGTCAGCCATCATCCGGACTCCACCTCGTCCGCGGCATCGCCGCCCCGGCCCAGGCGCTTCATGGTCGAGAGCAGAGCCTTGTCGAGCCGGCTGACAATCTCCGGCGCGAACTTCGACCAGGAATTGATGAAGCCCAGGTCCTTCGGGATCCGCACCTGCCGGACGAGGGTGGCGATGAGGATCAGCTTCCCGTTCTTCTTCACCGCCAGAAAGACCTTGCCGCGGCGCCGGAGGACGAAGGCACCCTTCCCTTCCGGGCCCGGCCTCCGCTCCTCCGCGGTGGTCCTCTTCCAGTTACGGAGCATGCGGATCTTCAGCATGCCCCCGCCACGCGCGCGGATGACCGCCCCGGTCTCGTGCGCGAAGAGGATCGGCGAACGGGTGCCGATCCGGAGCCGCTTCCCGTTGATCGCCCCCAGGCCGTCGAGCCGGGCCCGGAAGCCGGCCGCCCGCATCTTCGCCGGCAGGAACGGCGTGGCGGCGCCGCCCGAGCTCTTCCCCGCTTTCCTGCGGATCTTGAGGACCGAAAGCCGCTCGGAGGTGAACTTCCGCCCGAAGGCCCCGGAGATCCCCCGCGCCGCCCGGTTGAGGGCCGCGTTGAAGGCCTTCGGCATTTCGGCCAGGGCCTTGCGGACCTCCTCGTCCTTGAGGGTGAAGATCACATCAGGGGACGGCATAGAGGGTCCACACTCCCGGATCGTCGGGCTCGAGGATTTCCGAGACGCTGTAAATCCGCTCCGCCGCCGTGTCGGGCTGGAGCTTGACCTTGTCGAGGCGCTTATTGACCGAGGCGATCCCGGTGGTGGCGTCCTTCGTGAGGAGTACTCGCACCGGCTCGGGCCCGCGGCGGGCGGTCTGCCCGAGCTCGAAGGGACTCGAGGAATCGCTCCGTCGGACCACCGCCTTCCGGGGGAGCCAGTCGCCCTCCTCCTCCCCGGCGGTGTTCTGCTGGTACTCGATGTCCTCGAGGATCTCCTCCATCGCGAGGAGGTCCGCCTGCATCAGGTCCTTCAGCGCCATGCGGTCACCCCTGCCTGCTCAAGGGCGGGGGACCGCCGGGGTCCGTCCCCGGCTCATCAGTCCCCCGCCCGGAGACTGAGATCAGCTGAGGGTGGCCTTGGCGGCGTACTGCCAGTAGGCCGGCCCGACCTGCCGGAGAGCCTTGACGCCGAAGAGGATGCGGTCGTGCTTGAAGAGCTCGGTGTCGTCCTCCGACGTCTCGAACATCTCCTCCTGCATGATGAAGGGGCGGGCAGGGGCATCGGTGCGGAAGACGTAGAAGTCGTCGTCCTCGCCCGCCTGGTTCAGGCGCGGGTTCACGACGGGGGTGAAGCTGTATCCCCGCATGTTGACGATGGGGTTCGTCTGGGCGCCGGAACCGCTCGCGACGAGGGGGTTCTGGCAGGCAGCAACCGCCGCCCCCCAGAGGTTGGCGGGGGTCATGATCAGGAAGTTCCGCCCGCCGGTGTTCATGGGCTCGCCCTGGTTGTCGAGGAGCGCCTGCTGGTAGGCGATGATGCCGCGGATCGCCTTCGACATTTCGATGTCGGTGGGATCGGTGGCGGTGGCGACGTTGAGGGCCGGCACCTCGGACGAGGTGAGGAGGTTCTTCTGCGTGCCGCTCGCACCCTCAGAGTGGGAGGCGCTGAAGAAGGCCTGGCCGTCGTAGGCGGTGGGGTTCGCGCGGATCATGTCGGTGAGGAGCTTGGCCCAGTGCTCGGCGAGGCGAAGGGCGAGCTCCTTGATTCGCACCGCGGTCTGGGGACTCTTGTCCCGGCGGAGCTCGTCGACGTCGAAGCCCAGCGTGGCTTCGAACTTGTCATTGACGAGGGTCACTCCTTTCTCCTGGAGTTCCTTGACCAGGCGGCCCCCGACCCACTTCCGCATGGCGGGCGTCTGCCCGAGCCACTTGTACTCTTCCGAAGCCTGGTCGGTCTGGACGAACATGCTGATCAGGTTCGCCCAGCTGTCCGCGAGCGCAGCCTCCAGCGTGTTGTAGAAGGTGCCGATCACCCCCCGCATTCCCAAGCGCGTGATAGCCATGTCTCTTCAGTCCTTTTCTACTGGCGGCCCCGAAGGGCTCTCCTCTGCCTTTTCGCTCTGTTCTCTCTTTCCCTTCAGACGTTCGGCTCGACGCGGACGACCACCAGGTTGGTGCCGGCCAGCGCGTGAATCGTCCCCACCTTCAGGTTCGAGGTCGACGTCTTCGTGAAGGTCCCGTCATCACTGGCGTAGAGCGCGTCCCCCACGTCGGCCTGGGCGGCGCTCGAGAGCGTCACCAGGCGGTAGTGGACGTCCCGGCGCACGCGGACGGTGATCGCGCCGCTGCCGCCGGCGGAGTTGTCCGCCTGGCGATCGGCGAAGCCGGCGAAGAGGGTGTCGGTG